ATATTCTTTTACCTACTATAAGAAAGCCAGGTTCAGAAATATGGGTAACATTTAACCCTGATGTAGATACTGATGATACTTACCAAAGATGGGTTATTAATCCACCTGATAACGCTAAAGTAGTTAAGATTAATTATAATGACAATCCCTGGTTCCCAGAAGTATTAGAGATTGAAAGAAAGCATAGTGAACTACATAACCCAGATTATAAAAATATCTGGCTTGGCGAATGTAAAGCAGCAGTTGATGGCGCTATCTATTCTAATGAGATTAGAGAAGCGCAAGAAGGTAATAGAGTAACAACTGTGCCGTATGACCCAATGCTTAAGGTTCACGCTGTAATGGACTTAGGCTGGAATGATAGTATGTCTATTATCTTATGCCAACGTGGTGTGTCAGATATTAGAGTAATAGGTTATATAGAGGATGACCATAGGACTTTAGATAGTTACTCTGCACAGCTTAAAGCATTGAACTATAACTGGGGGCAAATGTTTTTACCTCATGATGGCAGAACTAAAGACTTTAAGTATGGCACTAGCGCAGAGGATATAATGCGTAAGCAAGGGTGGGATGTTAGAATAGTTCCCATTGCAGACATAGAATCAGGGATTAGAACAGCTCGCATGAACTTTCATCGGATATACTTTGATAAGTCAGCGATACGATTAGTAGATTGTTTAAAGCATTACAGACGTAGCATTAATAACAATACGCAAGAGCCTGGCGCACCATTGCATGATGAATATAGTCACGGTGCAGATGCGTTTAGATATATGGCCACATCAATAGACCAAATGAAGAACGAGTCATGGGGTGGCGGTAAGATACAATATAATTCAAAGGGCATAGTATGACGCCAGAAGAAAGAGCAGAACTTGTAAGATTAAAAGAGCTATTACGTGGCAAACAAGAGCCAGTAGTACAAGAGCCAGTTAAACCTAAACGTGGTCGTAAGGCTAAAGGATAGTTATGAAAGACAGCGAAATACTATATCGGATAGAACAAGAAGAACAGATTGCTTATGGTATTAATGACGCTGCCTTATCTAACGATAGGGCTACTGCTATTGATTACTACTTAGGCGAACCATTTGGTAATGAAGTAGAAGGTCGTAGTCAAGTTGTTAGCTCAGACGTACAGGACACGATAGAATCGTCGTAGTCAAGTTGTTAGCTCAGATGTACAGGACACGATAGAATCAGCATTGCCACAGTTGCTTAAAGTATTTGTATCTGGCGACCAAGTTGTTACGTTTGATGCAAAGAATGCAGAGGATGTAGACGGTGCAGCACAAGAAACGGATTACATTAACCACATCGTCATGGAGAAGAATGACGGCTTTACAATCTTCTATGTCTGGTTTAAAGATGCTCTACTTTCTAAGAACGGTTACGTTAAGGCGTACTACGAAGAAGAATCAGAAGTTGAGGAAGAAAGCTACGAGGGATTAACAGATGCACAGCTATCAATGCTAGTGCAAGATACCAACGTAGAGGTATTAGAACACACAGCTTATGCTGACCCATCGGTAGATATGGAAGCCATGATGCAACAAGCAGTTGCTAATGGACAAGACCCATACGGTATGCAACCACCATTCTTACATGACGTTAAGATTAGCGTGACAGAAACTAAAGGTAAGATTTGTATTAAGAACGTAGCACCTGAAAACATTATGGTGTCAGTAGATACAGCAAGCCCATCATTACAGAAAGCAAGGTTTGTGCAACATCGTGAGGTTATGAGTCGTGGTGAAGCGTCAGAAGCCTTTAAGATTAGCAAGACAAAGATGGATGAAATATATGCAGAGTCATCCGATAACCTAGAGCAAGAATCAAACGCTCGTGATATTTACAATGAAGAGTATGACCGTGTATCAGATATGGGCATGGTATTAGTACGTGATACTTATATCCGCTTAGATGACGAACTTACTCGCTGTGTTGTTATTGGTAACAGAATAGTATTTAAAGAGAAAGCAGAAGTCGTGCCGTTTGCTTGCATTACACCAATGCTCATGCCACATCGCCACATAGGTCGTAGCTACTCAGACTTAACGATGGATATTCAGCTAATCAAGTCAACACTATTACGTGGCCAGCTTGATAATATGTATTTAGCCAACAATGGGCGTTATGCTATTAGCGACAGAGTAAACCTAGATGATATGTTGACCTCAAGACCTGGTGGCATTGTACGTGTTGAAGGTGAATCTAGCTAACAATGGGCGTTATGCTATTAGCGACAGAGTAAACCTAGATGATATGCTTACCTCAAGACCTGGTGGCATTGTACGTGTTGAAGGTGAGCCAATGTCAGCCATCATGCCATTAAGCCATCCACCATTACCGCCATCTAGCTTTGCTTTGGTAGAGTACATGGACAGCATGAAAGAAAAGCGCACAGGTGTTACTGCTTACAATCAAGGCTTAGATGCTAATAGCTTAAACAAAACTGCTAGTGGTATTGCTCAAGTAATGTCTGCTGCTCAACAACGTATTGAGTTAGTAGCTCGTACATTTGCAGAAACAGGCGTAAAAGACTTATTTAAGTTAGTCCATAGGTTGGTTAGGACTTCATACACTAAACCCGATGTGGTGCGATTACGTAACAAATGGATTGATGTTGACCCTAGAGAGTGGAAGAACCGTAACGATTTAACTATCTCAGTAGGCTTAGGTGCAGGTAATAAAGACCAACAACTTATGCACTTGACTACTATCTTGCAAATGCAAAAAGAAGCACTCGCAGCAGGCATCACATCGCCTGAGAAGAGGTAATAAAGACCAACAACTGATGCACTTGACTACTATCTTACAAATGCAAAAAGAAGCACTAGCAGCAGGCATCACATCACCTGAGAAGATTTATAACGCATTAGCTAAACTTACACAGAACGCTGGATTTAAGAACCCAGAGGAATTCTGGACTAATCCTACTGAAAATCAACCAGCGCCACCGCCTAAATCTGATACTGAGATTGCAATAGAAGGTCAGAAAGAGATTGAAGCAATGAAGTTACAAGCTGGCGCTCAGAAGTTCCAAGCTGAAACAGCACTAGAACGTGAGAAAGCACAGCAACAACTACAACAAGAACAAGCAAGGTCAACCAATGACGTGCAGATTGAACAATCTAAGATTGCTGCACAGATGGAACTAGAACGCTGGAAAGCTGAACTACAAGCACAAGTAGACTTACAAAAAGAGCAGATGCGTGTTGAAGCACAACGTCAGATTAAAGAGATGGAGTACACACAAGCAAAACCCATGCCAATTAATGTAACAACACCTGATAACTCTGCTGTGATGGAAACATTATCTGTGCTACTTGAACAACAAAAGCAAGCGAATGATGAACTTGTAAGAACATTAACCAAACCAAAAACCATAGTCCGTGACCAAAATGGTCGTGCTATTGGTGTAAATTAAGGATAAATTATGGCAACGTATGTAAAGTATGAATTAGGTATTGAAAAGATGATGGAAGGCGGTAACGCTGGCTCTGACACTTGGCAATTAATCCTATCAAACACAGCACCAAACGTAGCAACTAACACAACTGCTGCAAGTGCTACTGAACTAGGTACATCAGGTGGCTATACGGCAGGCGGTGTGAACTGTACGATTACATCAGCAGCATCAACGTCAGGCACATATAAACTTGTACTAGCAGCACCAGCAAGTCCTACATGGACAGCATCAGGTGGTGGCTTTACATTCCGTTATGTCATTTTATATAACTTGACACAGACTCAATGTATCGGTTATTGGGATTATGGTTCTGCTGTAGTAATGAACGGCACTAATGCTGACACATTCACCCCTACACTAGACGCTGTCAACGGAGTATTTACAGTTGCTTAATGTTGACTATACATTGCCATGTGAAACTGGCCACTTAGGCTATAAACCAGGACAACTTAAATGACAGCTTTATTAACTAGAGCAGCAAAGGGTTCAGCGCTTACTTATACTGAGTTTGATGCTAACATTGACGAAATTGAGGTTCGTACTGGTCAAGGTTGGAATGACTTAGTACAAGATGTAACTGTTCGTACAGGCTCTAATGCACCTAGTCCTACTATCTTTATTGGTGGGATTAGTGCTTATGAGTTCTCACCTACAACAATGAATGAATGCTTTGTAAACTTTCACATGAGGCATGATTATATTGCTGGCACTATGGTTTACCCTCATGTCCATTGGTCGCATAACACAGATGCAGCAGGTGTAGTTAGATGGGGCTTTGAATATACACTAGCTAGACGTAACGATAGCACAGGTGTAGTGACATTTGCGTCACCCTCTACATTGTATATTGAACATAATGTTACATTAGGTGAAGTTTATCAACATCATGTAAATGAATCAGCAGATGGTCTAGGAATTGCTGGCACAGACTTACAAGAAGATGCACTTATTATTTGCCGTGTGTTTAGAGATGCTACTCATGCTAACGACACATACCCTGACCCTATTCATTTACTAACAGTAGATATTCACTATGAGTGCAACACCCTATCAACCCCTTTAAGAGTGCCACCATTTAACTAATATGCCATACTACTCAGACAGGACTAAAGACACAACCACTAGCACTGGTACAGGTGCTATTACGCTATCAGGCACAGCACCGACAGGCTATCAATCATTTGCTACCGCTTTTGGTTCATCTAGCTTAACTGTGGGTTATGTTATTGAAGGTACGTCAGAATGGGAAGTAGGTAAAGGTACATTTAACGGTACTACTGGCTTAACTAGAGATACGATACGTTCTTCAAGTAACGTAAATGCTTTAGTAAACTTTAGCGCAGGTACTAAATCAGTGTATATTGATGCTAGTTCTGAACAAATAGATAACGCAAACATAGGCTACCAAGTTGCACAAATTCGTGGCTTGGCAATGCCCTAAAAGGAGATTTAAATGGCTGGAAATAATGACCCGATTTACAGTAAAGTAGGGGATATACAATCCTCTACTTTAGCGGCAGGTACACTACTTGGCCCAACAGCTAATACTGCTCAAGATGGCACAGGGACTATGTACCCCGTTTGGGCGGCAGATGCTACTAATGGTGGGTTCTTTCAAAAATTAACATTTGAAAGTATTACTACAGTAGCGGCAACGGTATGTCGTGTATTCTTATCTGATACAGTACCAACCGTAACGAGTGGTGCTTTAGTATCTAACACTTCATTAAATACACATAAGATTGGTGAGATTGCCTTGCCGCAAATTACCGTATCTCAAACTGCCGCAGCACCTCACTTAGAGTTAGCTCTTAATATGGCTATTCCAGCAGGTTATCGTATCTCAGTTACCTTTGGTACATCAACTGGAGCAAGTACGACTGGCTGGTCTGTATTAGGTATAGGCGGTAAATATTAATGGTTTACTGGCAGGTGACATTTAAAGATGGGTCACTTGGTTATCAAGTAATGGATGATGACTTAAACAATGCTATTGTTAAAGATATTGAAGGCAATCTAATGACAGGTGAATTTGAATATACAACTACGGACATTGCTTGTGCTTTGCCAGCGTGGGCTTAAATGTTAGATTTTAGTCATATACCTACTCGTGGTTCTGCAGACGTACAAACATTTATTGGCAATCAAAGAACAGTAACAGGCGGTACACAACAATGGGTAAAACCTAGAGGCATCTCTATGGTGCATATTCTTTGTTTAGGACAAGGTGGTAATGGTGCTAGTGCTACGGCAGGTGCAACTTCAGCAGGTGGCGCAGGTGGTGGTAGTGGCGCACAATCTACGCTATTAATTCCTGCTCGTATGTTACCAGACATTTTATATATTAGTGCTGGTGCTGGTGGTGCTGGTACGGCTGTGGCATCTATTGTTGCTGCTAGACCTAATGGTGCAACATATAACTCTATCCCACTAGCTCAAGATACTTTTCTTATTGCAGGTGGTGCGATTGGTAATGCTGTAACGGCTGGG